CCCTGGACGATGCGGTAGGTGACGAAGATGCCCGGCGTCTTGTCGTAGTCGGCGCTGGTCGGGTCGACCTTCTCAGCCTCGACGAGATAGTAGCCCTCGGGCACGCGAGCCCGAGCCTGCTCCGTACGGCCTACGGAGTCATCGAAGGTGAAGCCTTCAAAAGGCATCAGTCCCTCCTCAAGGTGTTTGTACCCGCATCTGGGTCCACGAAGATCGGTAGCGCGTCGCCCACGGCCTGGCGAATCCGGCGGAGTGCCGTGTCCAGATCGGGGCAGATGAAGCTGACAGCAGCGTTCAGGTGCATCGTGCCGGACGTACTCTCAGCGTGGATCGTGACCGTCACGGACGACTCCATTGAGGATTGGGGGTACGACTCGCTCCCAAGTGGGGTCGGTGATGACCCGATCAAGGATGTGCGTGGGCCCCTTGGCGATGAACCTGTCGTGCTGTCCAATGAAGAGCCTCCTCGTCTCTTTCACGTTGGGGTCGATGCCGTCGCCGCGCTCCAGCGTGACGGCTGCCGGGTCATCGCTTGAGAGGCTGACGTACAGCCTGCCAAGGATCTCCAGCGAATCGCGTATGCCCTTGAGCGCTTCGGGAGTCAGCCGGGGCCCAGTCCGCGTGACCGTGCCGAACTCCGTCTCGCTCTGGCGATCTTGCTCCTGCATCAGGTAGAGGATGTTCACGGGCAGCACGTTGAAGTTCCGCTGCCACTCCGAACACAGGGCCCCGACCTGGCCCCAACCCCTCCAATCATGCGGGTTTTTCGGAATATTGTCAACATATTTGGACAGAAGCGCCGGATCGGAAGGGTGGTAGTTGCATACCTGCCCAACCGCCAGATCCTGAACGCGAGACCACGTATCCCAGACCACCGTGGTCACAGCCTTCTGGTTGCGCAGCCAGTCGTACACCGTCCATATGTGCTTCCAGTCCCTGATCTTCACCACGCGGTAGTGCTTGAGCTTCGAGACAGGGCGCAGGTTCTCGTCGTCGATGCTGACGTACAGCACGCGCTCGCTGGCGGGGATGGTGCTGGCGAACGTGGTCTTGCCGGCGCCGTTGGGCCCGTAGATGCCCATCCGGACGTGCGTCAGCCCTGGCATCCGCTCGGCGGGCACGAACAGATCTGAGATGCTCATGCAAACCTTCCAGGGTGGCGTGGGCAGGAGTAACACGAGCAGTGTGTAATCGGCTCATCCTTTAGCGTGTGGCGATCTTCCGGTACGGTGGGCGTCCCGATGTCGATGCGCCCAATTGTAGCCGGCTGAGGCGCCATGCTCCAGTACGCAGCCTCACCCAGTGCCGCACGGTCGTAGCTGACGTAAGCGTCAGCCACCTTGTGGTCACGGAACGCGGCTATTAGCTCACCGCGTGGGCTGAACACTCCATACAGCATCACCACTCACCGCTCCTGCCCATGGCGTACAGCGCATCGGTGTTCTGCACCATCCACTCCTCGCGCATGGCCTCGCTGGGCCTGCCCAACTGGTACTCGTGCATGCACAGCTTGCCATACGGGCAGAACAACCGGCAGTCCAGCAGGTTGATCGAGCGCGGCCAGTAGCCCGTCTTGCGCGCCTCGTTGATGTTGCGCACCACGGCGACCACGTCGCGCAGCGTCTGCTCGGCGTTGTCGTCTGGGCGCAGCGTGATGTAGCGCTGGAACCAGTCCCCGTCAGAGACTGTGCGCTGGCGCATGAGTTCGATGTACGTCTCACCCTGGCCACGCCGGCGAAGCTCAGCCTCGGTGGCCTTGAAGTAGCGAGCCCGCGTGCGCTTCTCGTCGTCGCCCTTGTACAGCGTGCCGTCCTGCTTGAGCCGCAGCACGTTGCCAGGCCGCGTGCAGATGTAATCGAAGACGATGCCCGCCACCTCGATGCCCTGCTTGCGGCACTCGATGTACTGCAGCATGGTCTGCGGGTCGACCGTGCGCCAGTCCGAGTCGGGGATCTCCTGGGTGCTCTTGCGCTCCCAGATCCACAGCCGGCCCCGGCTATCACGCTTGAGCAGATCCACCGTGGCTGTGAGGTCAAGCTCGGGGCGCGGCGACCAGCACACCTTGTACTCGGTCTCCACGGTCTCCCACGGACCCGGCGCCTCCTCGCGCGTCGACCAGAAGGCGATGTAATCCTCGACGAGGTGCTCCACCTCGGTCATCGCCTGCTCGATCTTCTCGGGGTCGACGCCCTGATCGACAGCCCACTGGCCCATCGAGCCTAGCTCGGTTTGCCACGGCTCGCCCAGATCGTGAAGCTGCAGCATGCGATGCAGCCACACCCCCCGACGCAGCGTCGGTCGAACGTCCCGGGGCGGCGGGACCAGGCCAAGCTCCCAACGATACTCGTACCGCTTCATGCACCGCGCGGCGTCGTTGAACCCCGTCGTGCCTAGCGACAGCTTCTCCATATTCCTCCTCGGTACTGGCTCTCAACGAATGTGCCAGCAACTGGATAGACGCTCGGCGGAGGTAGTAGCGCTAACGTATCTCGGCATTTGCGTCCTGCTTACAGATTGGCCCGGTCTAGCACCGAAGGTGGAAGAACCAGCTTGCTCGGTATGATGGACGCTAGGTCGAGGCGAAGCCTGCGTTATCGGAGGGGCCAGATGGGACCCCCACCTCCGCCGAGGTCGACAAGAACGATACCACCTCAAATCGACTTTGTCAAGTCCCTCCCCAGACCCCATGGTCCGGCCGAAATCTCGACTTCGATCAATCCTTTGGGCAGGTACAGGCCCATGCTCTGGAGCATGGCCGGCGCAGCAAGCATGCCCTTTTTGATCTTGATTGCCTGCGGTTTCGCCTGGGCTACGGGGACCTGAAAGAGCAGCGCGTCGTGCACGTTGCCGACCACGGCGAGCCCCAGCTTGTCGAGGTAGATCATCGCCGTCTGGGTGATGTCGCTGGCCAGGCTCTGCGGCTCGGCGTTGATGCCGGCTCGTATAGCGTCCTGCTGGCCGTACATGGCATCGGGTAGCCTGCGCACCCGGCCAATGGGCGTCTGGGTGTAGCCGCGCCGCTCCAGCCTGGCTGCGGTGAAGGCGTGCCAGCGCGGGAACTCGGGGTAGCGGCGCCGGAAGAGCCCCCACAGCGCGCGGGCCTGGTTCTCGGTCCACAGGATCTCAAAGGTCTTCCAGGCGTACTCCCTGAGCCCCATCCACGACATGCCGTACAGTTGTGCCAGCACCGGAACCTTGCCCAGCACCTGGCGCTCTTCCTTGGTCACCTGGCCTATGGTTTTCCGTAGGTAGTGGGCCGCGAAGTCGCTGTAGACGTCGAGCCCCGTGTGGAAGGCCCACAGCATGCTCTGCGGGTCGACGCCTTCCCAGTCCTCGGGACGGCCGGCTGCCATCCAGGCGCACAGCCTGGCTTCGATCTGCCGATAGTCGGCCTGCATCAGCACGTAGCCCTCGGGGGCGCTGAAGATGGGCCGCACGCTCGTGTCGCGGGGGATGGTGTGGAAGAAGGAAGCAAGCCTGCCGGTCTCAACCGAAGTTGTGCGCATCTCTGGATGGAACCGCCCGTCGAAGCTCAGCTTCGTGGCATGGTTGACCGGTCGGAAGTAGGTACTTATCTTTTTTCGAGGCCGCCGACAGTCAAGAATTTTGCGGGCGTCTGGATATTTGAGTCCAAGGGTCTTTACAGTTGCCTCGTCTGTGGAGGGATGTTTCTTGCCCGGCTTGATGATGGGTAGCCCGAGATCCTCGTAGAGCCAGCGGGCGACCTCGCGCGCCGAAGCGGGGTTGGCTACCGGGACCTCGGCGTCGGCCGCGCGCTGCTCAGCGCGTGCCTTCAGGAATAGCTCGGCGGCTCGGGCTCGGTTGACCCAGATACCGCGCGCAACCAGACGCTCCAGGCTCCGCAGTTTGGGCATCTCCAGCAGGCGAAAATACCGCGCAAGGATCGGCTCCTCGTTGAGCCGGTCACTGAGAAGGTCATGGAGTAGAACAGTTGCTGCGGCGTCGTACCCGTTGTACGGGTACAGGTCGTTGAGAGGATGAGGCTTTCGAGCATCAATGTCCCAGTCGGGCCAGCCCAGGTGGGCCCGCCCGGCCCACTTCAAGCTCTTGGGCGCGTTCTCGTCAAGAAGCTGTAAAGCGAGCATGGTGTCGAAGCTGGCTCGGGAAAGCTGGCCTGTCACCCTGAACCACACTAAATCGTCGAACATCCCGTTGTGAACGATGCGCTCTACACCGGGGGCCTGCAGCGTGGGCAGGAGTCGATCTCGGCACCATGCCAGCACTCCACGCGTCCACCGCTCCTCGCAGTCCGGGTGTGCAATCGGGAGGACCACAGCTTCCTGGCCCGTGAAGCTGAACGCGACCGAGTAGACGCGGAAGTCCCGGTGCCACCACGGCTTGACGTTGGTCTCGAAGTCGTAGCTCCACGTGGGCTCGCTGGCCAGCGAACGTTCCAGGCCACGGACCCCCGCTCCCGTCGAAACGAGATCCACGCGTACAGGCGGGGTGCTCGGCGGCGGGACAAGCTCACCTCGGACGAGACGCCCAAACCGAAGGACGTCCGCTCGCCATGCGTTCTCCCGACCACGGTTACGAAGGATAGCTGCCGGGTGGAAAGCCGGTAGGACCCAACACTGATAGCGTGCTGACCAAATTTCTTTCCCCGCGACCTGACCAACGGTCCCTTTACCCAGGAGCCGCTGTACAGCCACATTACCGAGTGCCAGCACGTAAGCTGGATGTACACGCTCGATCTCCTCCTCAAGGTAGTCGCGGCAGGCGCGGACGTGATCCATGTCGACCTCGCCCACGCACTTCGCCGCGTTGGTCAGATACGCGCGCTTGACGCCGGCTTGCTCCAGTCCGCTCTTGAGCATGGCGCCGCTGGGCCCGATGAACGGTCGGCCCGCCTGATCCTCCTGACCGCCAGGGTTCATGCCGACGACCATGACCGTGGGCCCGCCGTAGGCAGGGTCGCCCCACCACTCGCCCCAGACACACACTGTGAGGGCGTGCTCGTGCAGCGGGCAGAGGTCGCA